TTCAAATGTATTTCTTGATACTTCTGATATAAGGTGTATTCTGCCACACCCATTTTAGAAACAAATGATAAATCTTTGATTATTAAATCTTTGAGTTCTTCTTTAGGCAATATCTCTTTCTCAGTTCTATTTGCCTGATACTCATCAAATTGTTTCTGAACAAATGGTTCCATTATTCTTGATTATGCCTCGGGTCTTGTTGTTGTCTTATCCACTCATCGATTAGTTTTCTTTGTTCTGCAATCGTCTGAGCTTGGTCTTTGACTCTTTTGTTTTGAAATCTTAATTGGTCTTGTTGTTGTTGTGGTTGTGCCATTAGTGGTCTCTACCTCCTTCAAATACACATAAAAAAACTAATGCAAGATGACCTGTGTTGAATACTCTATGAAATTCACCATCATTGATACAAACAACATCACCTTTCTCTACTTCAAATCTCTCACCATCTATTTGCATTTCACCATGACCCTTTACAAAGAAATACACTTCTTCTTTTCCTTCATGTGTATGTCCATTAGTCATTTGATTTGCTCTTAAAAATGTGCTACTTAAAACTAAGTTATCACCAAACTTATTATCTTTAAGAAGATACTGAGAAGTGTCTTTAATTATTTCTCCACCAATATCTTTAAATGAAACTTTCTGCATATTACACTTTAAAATCGTTAAACTTATCTGTTGCCCTCGCTCTATCAGCGACAGGAATACTATCATCAACTAGTAATTCACCATCAACTAATTCTTCTTGTGCCTCTTGTTCTACATCATATAACTTCATTCTTGCCCTATCTACACCGATAACAAATCTCTTGAAGATGGTAGGGTCATTATATCTGTTCTTTAATTGTTTTACTACAAGTTGGTCTAACTCTTCTAGTTCTTCTGATGTAATCAGTGCAAACATTAAGTCAGCAGTTGCAGGTAAACCAAATGATTCAGATGTATCTTCTAAACCAATATCAGTAGAACCAAAACCACTTCTTGTTGTTTGAGTTGCACTCATGATTGGTACATCATACTCTACTGCAACACCTCTCAACTCTTCTGCAATACTCTTAACTAATGTATAAGAGTTTGCACCAGCGCCTGGTCTAATTCTCTGACTTGCACATATGTTTAGATAATCAATAAAGATAACATCTGGTTTAAAATCTTTCTTGATATTTAATTCTTGTAATAAATGTCTGAAATGTCCTGCGTGAGCAGCTGCAGTTGGATATTCTTTTACAATAAGTTTACCCTTTGTCTTGTTTTTAAGTCTTTCAATCTTCTTACCATAATCCTTTTTAGGCATGTCTGGTAATTCTTTCATAGGAACATTCATTATGTTTGCATCTATTCTCTCTGCAATTCTTTCTTCTGACATCTCTAATGTAATGTATAAAACATTCTTGTTCTGCATCAAGGCACTAGATGCCATATGACACATGAATAATGATTTACCAACACCTGTGCCTGCAAGACAAATGTTCAATGTCTTATTGGGCAGACCACCCTTTGTAATCTTGTTGAAGTATTCTAAATCAAATGGAAGTTTTTCTTCTTCATGAGTATAGAACTCATGTCTTTGTTCCGCATCTTCTAATTGGTCATGACCAATGTGTTGGTCGAAAGACACGGAAAGGGCATCCTTTAATAACTCTGGTATTTCACCTGTTGACCTTTGAGATTTCTTATCTAAGACTTCAATAGAATCCATTACTGCAATATAGATTGCTCTATCTTTGCACCATGATTCTGTTTCATCAATAAGCCATTCTATAGGCGTTTCATCTTTGGGCAAAGAACCCAACAACTCTTTTGACATCTTGACAACATTCTCTGATTCAGATGAATTGTTATCTAGATTTATGAGAAGTGCTTCGAGTGTTGGGCCTTTAGTATATTTTTCGAAATAATGTGTTATTTCTTTATATACTAATTGCTCAGATGAATCGGCAAAATACTCAGATTTTAGGAAAGGAATTACTTTCCGTGCAAACTGGTCATTCTGTATCAGATTCTTGATTATTGATACTTCTATTCTCGTTGTTTCCATATTTAAAATACTGATTGCATACTGTTTCTAATCTTTCCATTACTTCTTCGGTGAAGTATTTCTCTGGATTATTGTTAATTGTTTTACCAAATTCTGTTTTACCATTTGGTAATTTAACTCTAGTTGAAGATTTCTCAAAAACTCCACTTGCAAGAGCCAAGTCTAAGAGACCATAATATCTGTCGAGACCTTTATCATATGTCAATCTGACATCGACTATTCTGTTCTCAACTGTCAATCTACTCTTAGCGTTCTTACAGTGTATAATATTTCCTATAATCTCTGTTCCCTCTTTCTCTTTTCTCTTTGAAAGATAAATGATTGATGAGGCTGCATACTTCAAGCCTGAACCACCACCCATTTCTTTTTGTGGGAACATAGAACCAATTACATCGTATGTGTGATTGGTAACTATCATAGGAACTTTTGCACGACCAAGTTTAAGAGTTAATACTCTAAATGCACCCTTTGTAATTTGGGCACGAGTCATGTCTTTAGTTTCTTTTCCTTCAGCAGTATCTTCGATTTCTTTTGTTGTAGATAACATACCAAGTGAATCTAAACAGAACATCATTGGTGGTCTGTCATCTTCTGGTGTTTCTAAATATCTATCGAGAATATTGATTGCCTGATTTCTGAATTGTTGAACTGTTATTACAGGCACAATAACAACTCTTGATGCATCTATTCCTCTTTCTTCAATCATATCTTTTGTGATTGCTGATTCTGATTCGAAATAGATTACGGCAGCTTCAGGATTATCTTCTAAGAATTGTTTACACATTCCTAATGCGAAGAAAGTTTTACCTGTTGCTGATTCTCCTGCGATTGCAGTAATTTTGTTTTTAGGTAATCCACCATACAGTGAACCACTTAAAAGTGCGTTGAAGACATAAGAACCACTATCTATAAATGAGTCCACATCTCCAGCAGCAACGCCTTCGGAAACGATACTTGCGTATTCATTGCCTGACGCTTTTACTAAGTCTTTAATAAATGACATATTTCACTTCTCCATAATATATATTTTTTATATACTGTATTAGTATATCACTTGGGGTCTATTTTGTCTAGGGACTTTTCGAATAATGATTTTCTTTCTTCTTCCAATGAACTATGAGACCACCTTTGTTTTAACATCTCTAATATAACTTTCATCTGTGTTTCTAGATGAATTATGAATCCGAAGATTGTTAAAATCATAAGGATGTAAAATACATCCATCATTGTTATCATCATGAATCTGACTCATCAAGAACAACTGTTCCGTCTGCGATAAGAATTTCTCTGTTTGCCATGTGGCCCTTTTCGGTTTCTTCTTTATTACCACCTGTATAGGCAACTGCGTGATGTTCATCAATCATTTGCTGATTAACTGAGAATGTTGAAGACCCAATGAATAAATCACCCAAGATTCTTCCAAACTTTCCTTTATCGTGAGATACTAATTCAATATCTCCTGCTTCTAAAATACCCTTTAAGTGTTTCTTAGATGCTTTACCGAATTTCTTTTCTACTAAATCTCTTGTTCGGCTTTCAGGTGTATCAATACCCACCATTCTGACTCTTTGTTTTTTATATGACATGCCAAAGCCTAGGTCTATATCTACATCAACTGTATCGCCGTCCACAACTTTAACTACATTTACTTTATATCTATACATTTTTATACCTGATTATGTTTTCTATGTGATGTTTTTTCATCCCAATCGACAATTGCTCTTCTTATAGAATCTTCTGCAAGAACACTACAATGTAATTTGATTGGCGGTAATTCTAATGCACTTGCAATTTCTTTATCTTTAATCTCTTTTGCTTGTTCAATAGTCTTACCCATTAACATATCTACGAATAAAGATGAACTTGCGATAGCAGAACCACACCCATAAGTTTTAAATTTAACATCTTCTATAACATCAGTATCAGGATTAATTTTTAAATCAAGTTTCATAACATCACCACATGCAGGAGCACCAGTTAAACCTGTTGCAACATTTGGGTCGTTGGGGTCGAATCTACCAACACCATGTTTAGAAGGATTGTTTAATACATCTTCGAATCTTTTTACTACTTTATTTGAATATGCCATACTATTATTTATGCAAAGAATGTGTCTAGACTTGCAGTAGGTTCAACATTCCAGTCGATTAACTGAACAATATTCTTTAATGGTTCAACAAATGATTTATCAAATTGCATATCATAGTCCACAAATCTATGCAAATCAAATTCTCTAGGCAATGAACTCGTAAATGATATTACATTTTCATTTAACGGATTGGGCATTGTTAGATATGTAAAGTGTATTTTCTCACCGTTCATAATGGGTTCATATCTTTTTGTAAGGTTCATCTCTTTAAGTCTATGATTAAATAACAATGAACCTCTAACATGAATTGGTGTGCCTTTTGAGTATATATTTGTAGAGTCTGCATATTGAATTAGACCTCTACACCCTCTAGGAAACGCAACATCTTCTGGCGGTAATTCTCTAAACTCTTTTCTAGATTTCTCTACGAACTCCCACAACTCTTGTTCTGTTCCTGTCATTACAACTTTAATTGCATCTTCTAGTCTTCTTCTAACCCATAGAGGCGTAGATGATTTTGCAGTTTCTATACCCATGAGTTTAAGTTTAGGTTCTTTAAGTCTTACACCCTCGTTGTCATGAACATTAAGAATATATCTTTTCTTAGCAGTCCATATACCTCTGTCTGCAATTACCTCACGACCCATTTCCATTTTCTGTTGAAATGCATTTACATAATCTGCAAGGTCTAGAAAACCTTCTTCTAAAACATCTTCTATCTTGTGTTCTACTTTAGATAAGAAATCAATAATCTTATCTTTATCAGTTTCATCTGGCATAACTTCTTTAACAAACTTATCCATTGTAAGATAGATTGAGTCTGTATCAATTGCAATTACATAATCTTCATTATCTGTTTTAAGTATCTTGTTAAGATATTCATTAACTGTTTTCTCTGACCATCTAATAACTAATTGACCAGCAGTAGTAATTGCCTCTGCCAAATCAACACTAAAGAAAGCGAACCATTGATTCGCCATAGAACCATATGCTGAGTTCAGTG